AAGACCCAAGGATATGCCTGCATCTGATCCTTCCTTGAGAAAAAATATCTTGATAGTTGACGATATTAATGACACTGGTGCTACATTTAACTGGATCATCAAGGACTGGCAATCAGGCTGTATGCCTAATGATGCAGCCTGGAATAGTATCTGGGGCAACAATGTTAAATTTGCCGTAGTAGTGGACAATGCAAGTAGTAATTGTGACGCTGCAATGAATTATTTTGGTATGGAAATTGACAAAGCTAAAGAAGATATCTGGGTAGACTTTCCCTATGAGACCTGGTGGCATAAATGATACCCCTGCCTCCTGGTTGCCGAGTTAATTTTAGTATCAGTATAGATGTAGAACGCTTGACTGATGATATGATTGAGTGGTACAGGCTAGTGGGTGGTGAAGTTATACTAGACACATACTATGATGTACGTGGTAGGAAAGTAGACACAACCTACGTGAGATACGGTCGAGGTAAACGTAGTTATAAATATACTAGTGGCCCACAGGTTAAACTACATTTTAATGGCGAAGATGCATCTATTGCTAGTTTATTTGTTTTAAAATACCTCGATTTAATTATAAACACTAATTTACAGAAACAAATGGAACTATATGAACAACAACACGGTGAAAATATTTGAATAACATACTAGCTGGTATTTTTAAATGGATTAACGATGATTTCAAGTCCCATCCTATTAGGTTCATTGCTGAGCTTACTGCTTGGGCTATTAGTATTGGGTGTAGTATCACTATGGCGCTCACTGTTCCTCAACCTCCCCTACTTGTACTATATCCTATCTGGATTACTGGTTGCGCAATCTATGGCTGGGCTGCTTATACTAGGAAATCGTTTGGGATGTTGGCTAACTACCTGCTACTAGTAACTATAGACACAATTGGTTTAACAAGAATGTTATTGCAATAAATAATATTCTACACAGCGGCCTTCCTGGCTCTTCATCCCGCTTTACAAATTCTGCAGGCCTATATTAACTTATAGGAGAATCTAATGCTTTACCTTAACGACGTACAACCACCAAGAACTTACAAATACGTAAGCACCAAGGAATATCACGATGCTTTCCCCTGCGCCTATCGTCAGTGGCGTGCTGATAGTCATTGTAATCTAATCCACGGTTATTCATTTAGTATGAAGTTCTATTTTGGCACAGATAATTTAGATGTGCGTAATTGGGCCGCTGACTATGGTGGCCTTAAAGAACTTAAAAAGATACTGGAAGATCAATTTGATCACACATTACTTGTAGCACAAGATGATCCTGAATTAGAAACATTTAAATTGCTACAAGAGAAAAAACTTGCTAAATTGACCATACTACCAAGACTAGGTTGTGAAGGTTTAGCCGATATGCTTTACAAATACGTCAATGGTGTGTATATTCCTGATATGTGGGGTCCTGGCGAAGCAGAACGACTCTGGTGTTACAGAGTGGAAGTTAGAGAGACACAAAGCAATATGGCCTTTCGTGAAGGGCACCGAGAATGGGACGAAGATCTCTTCAATTAAAATGAAAGATGAATTTTGGCGATTATGGGCAAAGGCACTAGGCGAGAAATCAGGAACAACTGATTCTGAAGCAAATAAAATTGCTTGTATACGTACCGCTATTGTGCTAATATACATTATAACTAACCTGTTTATTATAGCAGGTATCATTCGACATTGGTAAACTATGAGCAAAATAAAAATCGCAGAATTATTCTATAGCATACAGGGGGAAGGACGCTTTATGGGTGTGCCTTCTGTTTTCTTACGTACATTTGGTTGCAACTTTACCTGTGCAGGATTTGGTATGCCACGTGGTGAACGTAGCACAGCCAATGACCAAGTGGCATTAAACATCGGTTCCTATTCCCGATATGAAGATCTTCCCATAGTGGAAACAGGTTGTGATAGTTATGCTAGCTGGGACGCTAGATTTAAAGATCTAAGTCCTGTGCTAACAGTGGATGCCATTGCAGACAGAATAATGGAACTTTTGCCTGAAAATAAATGGGGTAATGTACATTTAGTCATTACTGGTGGTGAGCCCTTGCTGGGCTGGCAACGTAGCTATCCTGATCTATTAAGCCACGATAAATTAAAAAAACTAAAAGATATTACTTTTGAAACTAACGGCACACAAGAGATAACTAGAGAATTTAAACTATATCTATATAAGTGGGCACATAAAAATGGGTATCATAATCTAACATTTAGTGTAAGTCCTAAACTAAGTGTAAGCGGAGAAAAGAGACAAGATGCCATTCGTCCAGACATAGTTAGGGAGTATGAGGACTTAGGTCATACATACTTAAAATTTGTAGTAGCATCCAACCAAGATGTAGAAGAAGCACTGGAAGTAATAGAGTTGTACAAAAAAGAAGGATTTAGCGGGCATATATATCTAATGCCTGTGGGAGGAGTAGAAAGCGTCTACTCATTAAACAATCGAACAGTAGCGGAGTTAGCAATGCAACACGGTCTAAGATATAGTGACCGATTGCAAGTTCCCCTATTCAAAAATGCCTGGGGAACCTAATGACTGAAACACATAAAAGAACTATAGTACGAGCAATTTGTTGGAGAATTGTAGCTACGTTGATCACCGCTGCCTATACTGGACTTGGCGGGGCAATTATAATTAATATATGGATGACACTAGCACATTACATTCACGAACGCCTATGGCTAAAGTTTAAATGGGGCACTAACCTAGATGAGTCAAATAGCTAGTCCCTGTGTTAATATTTGTAAGATGCAGGACGATGTCTGCCAGGGCTGTTTCCGATCTATTGAAGAAATAAGTAACTGGACAAGCTACACTGATCAGGAAAAAAGATTAACGTTAAATCTAATAAAAATTAGAAAAAAACAAAAGGAGTACTTGATGGGCGAAGACTGGATTAACGAGCCTACATTTTTAGACAATGCCATAGTCAGTGAAGTATTTGTCTGGTGGCCAAAAAAATGTAGATATACTGACAAAATGCTCTGGTTGACTCCTGCAATGCGAGCTAGAATAGTTTATTTTCCTCAAGATGGCAAGGTTTATTATGAGGATAGATATTATGACAGCGAAGAATTTATTTTAAGGACCTTAAAGAATGGTTACTAAGAAAACAACAACTACTGCCACAACAACTAGTAAAGAAACCAAGGGTAAGACTAGAGTAAGCGCCAAGTCTAAATCTCCCAAGGACCTAGCCACGGAGCGTGGTGAGCCCTGGGTGGGCATATTAAGTGTAGACCTTGATCCGGATAATATAGGCAATGGTGCCTTTGAACTGGACTGGAACGATCAATTTGTTAGCAAACTTGTTAGAGCAGGTTATCAGGGCAAGGACGATAGCCAGATTGTTGAACAATGGTTTCAGACAATCTGCCGCAATGTGGTTATGGAGACCTACGAACAATATGAAGCTAATGACACTGATAGACTATCCGTTAATAGAAAAAATCTAGGAAACGGAAGGACTGAAGTGTCGTGATAATCTATGTTAACGGTGACGGACATTGTGCAGGTGCCTACGCACAAGTACCCTACGCTGTTGCAGAGGAAGATTTTGATCTTTGGTATCAAGGCCGTGTTCCGCATCCAACAAATTATGCCACAAGCTGGCCCTGTCTATTAGCAGACGTTTTTAAAGCGGAAATCAAGGTCGAGGCTGATATACGAAATACCGAAATGGATGTTTTGTATCATACCAAAAACTATGTTGATAGAAACTGGCAACGTGGTGCGCTTAAAGTTGTACTGGGGTTTCCCTTTAGGGATCTGGAAAAATTCAGACAATTGAGTAACTATCTTAAAGATAGGGAAGTGCGTCATATTTTTTATCCCACTTCAGATTACATAAGTTATCTTACCAAACGTGGGCATAAACCTAATCAAAATGGTTATTTTAATGGCCAGGCTCATAGAATCTGGGCAACTTATATTTCGGAACATTTGACAAAATTAGTGTAATAAGCTACTATTATACTATGAAAAAATATCTGATTGTTGACACTGCTAATACCTTTTTCCGTGCCAGACACGCCGCACATAGAGCCAGCACGGCCGAAGAACGAGTTGGTTTTGCTCTACACGTAACTCTGGGTAGTGTGTTTAAGGCCTGGCGTGATCAAAAAGCTGACCACGTGGTGTTCGCACTAGAGGGTCGCAGCTGGCGCAAGGACTACTATAAACCCTATAAGGCAAACCGAGCTGTGGCACGAGCTGCCCTAACAGAACGTGAACAAGAAGAAGATCGTATGTTCTGGGAAACCTTTGATACATTACAAAAGTTTCTAATAGAAAAGACCAATTGCACAGTACTGCAACATTCTGAACTAGAAGGTGACGATCTGGTTGCAGGTTGGATACAGGCGCATCCCAATGATTCTCACATAATAGTAAGTAGTGATACAGACTTTCATCAACTTCTTGCCAACAACGTGGTGCAATACAATGGCATTCAGGACGAACTGCACACTCTAGATGGCATACTAGATAAGAAGGGCAATCTTGTTATAGATAAAAAAACAAAACAGCCCAAGACTATTCCAGATCCACAATGGATATTATTTGAAAAATGTATGCGTGGAGATTCCAGCGATAATATCTTTTCAGCTTATCCGGGAGTGCGCACCAAGGGGAGTAAAAATAAAATAGGACTAACTGAAGCTTATGCTGATCGCGAAAGCCGCGGATACTCCTGGAATAACCTAATGTTACAAAAATGGGTGGACCACGAGGGCGTAGAACATCGTGTACTAGATGACTATAATCGCAATCGTATACTAGTGGATCTTAGCGCACAGCCGGAAAATATTCGTGCCAAGATTACAGAAACTATCACTAGTAATAGTGTATCCAAGCAGACCAAGATGATAGGTGCGCAGTTTTTAAAATTCTGTGGACGTTATGATCTAGTAAAACTCAGCGAGAGTGCCACACAATATGCTGAAATGCTAGGGGCTGAATACCAATGAAATATAGAATTGTCGAGTACACTAACGATGATGCAAAGAAGTTCTACGTCGTACAATTCCAGTTTAGTTGGATGTGGATTAAGTTCTGGAGGACTCTCACTGAAGGCACTAGCAGTAAAAGTATGTACGACAGACCCAAGACTTTCGATACACTAGAAGAAGCTCAGCTTTATGTCCGTGGCACTACTTGTCAGACTCGAGTGGTA